GACGACGGTTCAGGGCGCCGCCTCGTCGCTTGTGAACTTCGTCATCGGCTCGGTGCTCCGCGCCATCGGCGAGGGTACGGCATGGGTCGCGCTCTGGCTTCAGGGCTTGATTCTGAATGCGATCGCACTGACGCGCGCGGCGACGTCGAGCGGTTCGGACCTCGATACCTGGTTCGCGCAGTTCGGATTCACGCGGCTCGCGCCGACGGCGGCAAGCGGCTCGGTCACGTTCTCGCGATTCACGACGACGCAACAAGCAGTCGTCCCGGTCGGCTCGATCGTTCAGACGAGCGACGGCACGCAGCAATATCAAGTCGTCGCCGACACAACGAACGCCGCGTATAGCGCGACGCTCGGCGGCTTCGTCATTGCGGCCGGTCAAGCATCGGTGACGTGCGCGGTCGTCAGCATCACGCCCGGCTCGAACTCGCTGAGTCTGCCGGATTCGTCGGGCAACGTGAGCGCGAACACGATCACCGTGCTCTATCAGTCGATTCCGTTTGTCGACACGGTGACGAACGCCCTGCCCTTCACGAACGGCGTCGATGCGGAAACAGACGCCGCCGCGCGCACACGCTTTGTCGGATACCTCGCGTCACTCGCGCGGGCAACGAAAGCGGCAATCGGCGCGGCGATCACGGCGCTCGGATCGAACTTCACATACACGATCGTCGAGAACCAGACCAAGGCCGGCGTTACGCAAATGGGGTATTTCTTCGTCGTCGTCGATGACGGAACCGGCGCACCGAGTTCGTCGGTGCTGTCAGCCGTCTATAACGCGATCGATGCGGTGCGGCCGTTCACTTCGACGTTCGGTGTGTTCGCTCCGACGGTCGTCAACGCAAGCGTCGTGATGACGCTGCAAACGACATCGACCGGCGTCAATCACTCGACGACGTGCGCGCTCGTGCAGTCTGCGATTTCGACGTACATCAACACGCTACCGCTCGGCGCGAAGTTGCCGTACTTTAAGCTCGGTCAGATCGCGATTGACGCATCAAGCGACGTGTTGAGCGTGCTCACCCTGACGATCAACGGCGCAACGGTTGACCTTGCGGCGACGAATCAGCAGGTCATCAAGGCATCTAGCGTATCGGTGAGCTAATGGCGACCGGCGATCAAGCAGACTTCTTCGCGCGGATCAAAGCGCGCATGCCGACGGGCTGGTTCGGCTCAAGTTCACCCATTCTCGACGCGCTTCTGAGCGGCATCGCTTCCGCGTTCGTGACCGTCTACGCGGCATATCAATATTTGCTCGCGCAAACCCGGCTGCAAACGTCGACCGATGGATGGCTTGACATATCGGCGGCGGACTATTTCGGCGAGTCGGGCTTGCCTCGGTTGCAGAACGAGACGGACGCCGCATATCGGACGCGCATCAAAATCAACATCATCCGGGAGCGCGGCACACGCGCGGCGGTGACGAAGATTCTGACGGACCTCACCGGGCGCGCGCCGGTCATCATCGAGCCGACTCGACCGCAGGATACAGGCGCATACGGCTACGCGGCCGGTTACGGCGTCGCCGGCGCATACGGCTCGCTGCTGTTGACGTATCAAGCCTTCGTCACCGCATATCGCCCATCCGGTTCCGGCATCCCGCTCGTTCAGGGTTACGGCACATCGCCGGGCGGCTACTCGACGCCATCGCGCGCCGAATACGCGAGCCTTGGCAGCATGACAACGGGCGTCACCGACGCGGCCATTTACGCCGCCATTGCCTCAGTGCTGCCCGCCGCGACGATTGCATGGGTCGCGATCAGTAACTAAAATGGCGGAAGCCCCGTCGTGCGCTAACACGGCCGGGGCTTCCTAACCACCATCACCTATGCGAGAGGTAACGATGGCTGATCACGATTCTATCACCCGAACATGCACCGCATGCGCGACGCCTAAGCCGTTCTCTGAGTTCAACAAGAAGAAAGGCGGGAAGCATGGCCTTCAGCCTGTTTGCCGGCCTTGCCAGAAGGCGACTCAAAAAGTGTGGCGCGACGCCAACCCGGACAAGGTAAAGGCGAACAATTCGAGGTGGTACGCGGAAAACCGCGAATCCTTTTTGAAGGAAAAAAGGGAAGCCTATCCTCTCATACGCGACGCAATGAACGAGTCGCGCCGGGCTGCCTATCGCGCGTCGCCCTCGTTTCGTGATGCAATCTATGCGTGGCGCGAAAAGAACGAGGATAAATTTAGGGCGAACTATCGTAGGTATTATGCGAATAATCGTGAGTCGGTAAAGAGCAGAGTGAAGGATTGGCGGTCACGCAACCCTGAAATTGTTAGGGCTATGCGCGAGTCATGGATTCGTCGAAACCCCGATGTTTGGCGTCTAACCTTGCGGGCGTCCGGGAGTAGACGGCGAGCTAGGATGAGGGGTGCTGACGGCTCATTTACTCGCCGCGACATTGATGCTCTGCGCCGTTTGCAACGCAACCGTTGCGCCTGCTGCAAGCGATCCATTTCAAATGAATTTCATGTGGATCACGTAATGCCGCTATTTCTCGGCGGATCAAATCGCCCTGAAAATCTTCAGTTGCTTTGCCCTGGTTGCAACCTCAAAAAGAGCGCCAAACACCCGATTGACTTTATGCGCGACCAGGGGTTCCTTCTCTAGTCTGCGCATATTTCAAACTAGGCCCGCTATCGTGCGGGCTTTTTTATTTGGAGAATCATCATCGACCGCGTAATTATTTACCCTGGGGCCGTCCCTCTCGAAACTGATTTGCTCTCCGCGCAGAAGAACTCCCTCTTTGCGCTCGGTCAGTTGTGCCAAGACGCATTCGGTCAAGGCGCGACCGGCCCGTTCTTCACCGGCCTCGCATGCGTTCCGAACACGCCCGCAGCGATGAATGTCATCGTGCAGCCGGGCGCTGTGTACGCGCAAGCGGCGCTCGATGCGACTGCATATTCGTCGCTCGCGGCCGATTCGACCGTGACGATGAAGCAGGGCATTCTCAAGACGGCTCAGACGTTCGCCACGCCCGCGCCGACGACTTCGGGGCAGTCGGTCGTCTACCTCATCTCCGCATCGTTCCTCGAAGCCGACACAAACGCTGTCGTGCTGCCGTATTACAACGCGTCGAACCCGTCGCAAGCGTATAGCGGTCCGAGCGGAACCGGCGCGTCGCAGAACACGCTTCGTCAAGACACGGTGCAATTGACGTTGACAGCGGGCGTTCCGGCGACGACTGGCACGCAGCAGACGCCCGCGACGCCCGCAGGTCAAACCGCGCTGTACACGATCACTGTCGCATACGGCGCAACGAGCGTCACGGCAGCGAACATCGCGAGCGTGAACTCGCGCTTCACCGGTTTCGTGCGCCCCGATGGTTCGACGCCTTTTACGGCGGCGCAACCCGGCGTCACGCCCGCGCAGTTCGATACCAGCACGAAGCTGGCGACGATGGCGGCGCTGATTCGCGACCGCTTCGGATTTTCGGGATTCACCTATTACAACGCGCAAGCGACGCTTCCAGCGTCCGCGATGGGTAGCATTATTGACTGCGGCATTGGCTCGGGCGCCTATACCCTTTGGCTTCCGACTCCGACCGCTGCGATGGCGAATTCGGCGATTAAGTTTGTCTCATATTCAAGTTCGCCCGTAACCGTCAACACAGGAAGTTCGGCGAAAATCTGGCTTGGCGTCAATGGGGCGAGTTCCGGTTCCGCGATCACGCTGCAAAACGGCGACACGGCGACGCTGATTACCGATGGTTCCGCGTGGTATGTGGTTGATGGAACCGTGCTTCTTGCTGCGACGGCGCTGTTCGGCGCATCCCTCGCCGCATCCGGCTATCAAAAGCTGCCGAGCGGGTTGATTGTTCAATGGGGTACGGTGACTGTTACTGGAACCGCACTGACCACGCAGAATTTCCCAATAGCCTTTCCGAATGCTTTTGTGGGCGGCTTTGTGTCGCCAAACGATAACGGTACTGCTGTCACATATCGCGGGTCTGTAAACGGGGGCGTGAAAACGGGAATGAACGTGTACATGGCCGGAACATCAACGTCAATCCAGTTTTACTGGCAAGCCATCGGATACTAAAAATCATGGGCCAAAAACAAGCCGCATACGACAACACGGGCGCGATTGTCGCGTTCTATGACACGGTAGATAGTCCCGCTCCCGCAGGCGCGACCGTGCTCAATATCACCGATGCGCAATGGCAAGCCGCCATCTCGACGCAGGGTTACACGGTCGTCAATGGCGTGTTGACGCCGCCCGCACCGCCGACCGATGCCGAGTTGCTTGCTGCCGCGCAAGCCGCGCAGAAAGCTGCGATCGATGCGGAGTACGCGGCAGCGGTGCAGCAGAACGTGGCGTTCAAGAGCGCGGCAGGCGTCACGCAGACGTTCCAAGCCGACACCGACAGTCAGACGATCCTCTCGCAAGCGACGCAGGGCTATGTGATGGCCGGCGCGGTGCCGCAGAACTTCTTCTGGAAGGCGGCGGACAACACGCTCGTCGCGTTCACGCTCGCGGACCTTCAAGGGCTGTACCTCGCGATGCTCTCGCAAGGGTGGGAAGCCTTTCAGAAGCGCGCGTCGTTCAAGGCTGAGATTGACGCTGCGACGACCGTTGATGCGGTGATCGCTGTCGTCTGGGCATGACTGTGCGAAGCCGGAATATACGTGCCGCCATATGCATTGGCGGTCCGTTCCATTTCCGCACGCTCGCTAAGCGAATAGAACCGGCAAAATTCGCCGTCTTCGTAATAGTTCCACCCTGCGATTTTGTGCATTTTGCGCCTCGTTTAGTCGGCGCATCGTAGCACATTCATACGACGAACCAAAAGCCGCCTCCGGGCGGCTTTTTCTTTGGATGATCGATGGATTTCAATATCCTCAACGGCTGGCTCCTTCTCATCGCGACCGGCTGCGGCGCGGTCATTTGGTGGTTGTATCGATCCCTTCACGCGAAGGTCGACGCGAACTCTGCATCATCGACTGATCGAGCGGAAAAGGCAGAAAAGGCGCTTGCTGAATTCAAGCTCCATTGCGCCGAAACGTATGTGACAACGAACAACTTCGAGCGCGCGCTGCAAGGTCTGAACGACACATTCAAGGCCGTCTTCGCGAAGTTGGATCGCATCGAAGACAAGCTCGACGGCAAGGCCGACAAGCAATGATCGTCACGCCCGCCCTACTCGAAAGCGCATGCCAGTCGATGACGGCGAACGCCGCCAAGTTCGCCGCGCCATTGACCGCCGCATGTGCGCGCTACTCGATCAACACGCCGCAACGCCTCGCGGCATTTCTCGCGCAGATCGGCCATGAATCCGGCTCACTCGGACGCCTATCTGAATCGTTCGATTACGCCATCCCCGCGCTAATGGCGACGTTCCCGCGCGTGATGACGTATGCCGTCGCGGTGAAGTATGGGCGGCAACCGGGCGAGAAGTCGATTCCGCTCGCGCGTCAGCAGCAGATCGCGAATCTCGTCTACGCGAACAAGTACGGCAACGGCAACGCGGCGAGCGGCGACGGTTGGAAATATCGCGGCTCCGGCCTCGTGCAAACGACCTTCCGCGCGAACTTCGCAGAAGCCGCGCATGACATCGGCGTTGACATCGTTGCGAATCCCGACCTGGTGCGCAACGACGCGAACACCGCTGCGCTTGTCGCCGGCTTCTACTGGATCAATCACGGCTTGAACGCGCTCGCGGACGCGGGGGAATTTGACGCGATCACCCGTCGCATCAATCCCGCGATGCTCGGCGCCGATCAGCGGCGCGCAAGGTGGGCGAAGGCGAAAGCCGCGCTCGGCATCTAATCAAACGCCCGCCTCGCGCGGGCTTTTTTATGCACGAACACACCCAGAACGGAACGATTCACTTCTCGATCAATTACCCCGATCACCCGCCGCGCACCGAGTCGGCGCTGTTCCGCAAAACGAAGCATCACCTAGTCGCGGTTCTCGATACGCCGTGTTGGGTATGCGGCACGAAGGAAAAGCGCGAGGTGCATCACTGGCACATCGAATGGGCGGATAGTCCCGGCGTCGATTGGGACAAGATGCGCGCGCTGCATCCGGGCTTCGATTGGTCGACGTTCAAAGAGCCGACCGATTTCGTCGACTCCGAATACAACATGCGCATCCTGTGCGCGAAGCATCACCGCGGCATCAATCACGGCATTCACATGGTTCCTTACCCGATGTGGATCATGCAGAAGGTGCAGTTAGCCGATTTCGTTTTCTCTCCCGACGAGGTGCAATGAAACTCGTCCAACTCATCACCGGCGACGACAACGCGACGCTCGAACCGAGCTACGCATTCTCCGCGCTCGCGATCCTGATCGGCCTCGGCCTCGAAGTCTATTCCGTCGTCACCGGCAAGCCCTTCGACATGCAGGCATACGGCATCGGCGCCGGTGCGCTGCTGACCGGCCTCGGCATGTCCGCGAAGTTCGGCAAGTAATCCCCTTCCCTCTCGCCTCAATCGCCCGCCTTAGCGCGGGCTTTTTGTTTTGGAGACTGCATGACGATCGGCCTTTCAACGACTGTTCGCAATAACCGCCTCTCGCAAATCGTCACGGCGGCAGGCGCGAGCGCAATTCTCACCATCTACAGCGGCACGCGCCCGGCGACGGGCGGCACGGCAACGACGGCTCTCTCTGCGCATACCTGCGCGGCGACGCTCGGCACGGTCGCGAATGGCGTGCTCACGTTCAACGCGATCGCCAATGCAACCGCGTCGGCAACCGGCACGGCGACATGGGCGCGGCTCACGACCTCGGGCGGCACGTTCGTCGCCGATATGGACGTCGGCACCGCCGCGCCCGCTGAAATCCAGATGGCAACGACGTCGATCGTGTTGAACGCAACCGTGACGATCAACGCAAACGGCACGTTCACCGAAGCGAACGCCTAATAGGGGCCGGTTATGGCCCAAAAATATGTCGTTCTAACGAGCGGCACATCATGGACGCCTCCGGCCGACTGCCCTTCCACGCTCGATAAAGTCGAAGTCATCGGCGGCGGCGGCGGCGGCGCTGGCGGTAACGCGGGCGAAGCGGGCGGCGGCGGCGGTGCGTACTCGGCAAAGACGAACGTCGCGATCACGCTCGGTCAGGCGATCGCCTATGCAATCGGCGCGGGCGGCGCTGGCGGATCAGGCACGACGGGCGGCGGAAACGGCGGCGATACGTTCTTCGGCGCGTCGACCCTCGCGGCATCGCTCGTCGGCGCTAAAGGCGGCGTCGGCGCGGGAACGGCCGGAACGGGCGCGGCGGGCGGTGCGGCGGCAAGCGGCATCGGGACGACGAAATTCTCGGGCGGCAACGGCGGCAACTCCAATTTTTGGGGCGGCGGCGGCGGCGGTGCGGGCGGTCCGAACGGTAACGGCGCGGCGGGCGGCGTCTCGACGGGCAACTCGTCAGGCGGCGGCGGCGGCGGCGCTGGCGGCGGCACAACACCGGCCGCAACAACCGGCACCATCGGCGCAACGGGCGGCAATGGTCCGGGCGGATCGGGCGGCGGTCTAGGCGGTCAGTCGACGTCATCGCCGAACGGCGCAGCGGGTACGAATGGCGGCGGCGGCGGCGGCGCTTACGGCGACGCAAGCGGAACCGGCACGAACGGCACGCCTGGCGCGGGCGGTCCCGGCTCAGACATGGCAGGCGGCTCTGCGGGTGCGGGCGGCGGCGGCGGTGCTGGCGGTGCGGG